CGAGTCCAATGGGTGCTTCTGGTTGGTGTGGCGGCTGCATTTGCTCTCGTATCCCGCAGAGGGCGTTCATGAGTTCCGTGACTTCTTCTGCTGTCATCTGGACGCTTTCTGAGCCCAGCTTCAGGTCGAGCGTTGTCTCTGTCGCCACGAGGGTGATTGGCTTTTCCATGTCCAGCTCCTTTCCTAAGAACGGTGTGTGTGAGAGCCGCCAGTTTAAGGGGAAGGGGCAGGGCGCCCATTTCGATGGCCATAGCTCAATGCACCGTGGCGTATTCACGCCCGTCCGTCGCCCACGCCATGCGGTCACGCTCGGCGCACAGCTCCTGAAACAAGTCCATGACTGCCTTTTCGCTCGGCTCTTCAAAGACCCGGCGGGCCAAGTCTTGGGCACTGATCAACAACTTCTCCGTTTCGGTCACGAAACACACCTCGCTCTTTGTTCATAAGGAAGTACTCGATGAGCACGCAAGCAGTATCACCAGACCAGGTTGAAAGCACCCGCAAGATCGCTGAAAGACTTCGGAGCGAGATTGGGGTGGCGATTTCATTGTTCACGCAGGCTCGTGCAGCGGATTTCATGGGCACCTCAGCCAGCACCGTCAACCGCATCGTCGCTGACGATCTGGACAAAGTGTGCCATCTGATGGCTGCCGTTGGCCTGCAGTTCGCGCCGGTGGGGGCAATGGTCTACAGCAAGGAGCGCATCGAGGCGCTTGAGCTGTTTACCTACGAATACCTGCGCACCAAGGTCGAGAGCCGGAGGCACTGAGATGGCCGATATCACCCTGGTCCGTCAGCAGCCCGTCCAAGCCTCCGAGCAGGAAAAGGAAGCCGCGCGCCGGTTGATCTTCGGCATGGTCGATGGCCTGGGTGAGCGTGGGCGCAAGCAATGGCGCCGCCTTTGGAACCAGATTGTCCGGCTGGAGCCGGGCGAGATGATGTCCATCACGACGCACAAAGAGCGCACCGGCTGGTTCCACCGCAAGCACATGGCGCTGGAGTCGGCGCTGTTCGAGGCTCAGGAGCGTTTCGAAGAATTCGAAGCCTTCCGCGCCTGGCTAAAAACCGGCAGCGGCTTCGTCGACTGGTACCCGGGCCCGAAGGGCGGCGTGATTCCCGTGCCGCGCTCCATCAGCTACGCGAAGCTGGAGCAGGCCGACATGGAGCAGTTCCATGATGACGCCGTGGCCTTCCTGCGTACCGCGCACGCTCAGAAAACCATGTGGCCGCACCTGCCGCCCGCGCGCGCCAGCGAGATGCTGGAGATCGTTTTGCGAGGCTTCGGCGAATGAAAGGCCGCAACCCCACCGCCGAGCAGAAGCGATTCTGGGATCTGCTGGTCTCGAATATCGGCTGCGTGGCCTCGCGCATGGATGGCTTCTTCGACAGCCAGTGCTCGATCCATCACATCGACGGGCGCACGAAGCCAGACGCTCATTGGCTCGTCCTGCCGCTGTCTGCCGGCAACCACCAGGATGGCACGGGCGCACCTGGGCGGATCGCGGTGCATCCCTGGAAGGCGCGCTTCGAGGCCCGCTACGGACGCCAGCGCGATCTGCTGGTCTGGTGCATCGAGCAGCTACAGGCACAAGGATTTGAAGTCCCTGATGGCGCGTTGCGCGCGGCGGGGATGCTGGAGCACGCATGAATTACTACCCACACGCAAAAGAAGATTTCGCGCCTGGCGTGAAGATCAGCCGGCTGCCTGCCGTATACGCGCTGTCCACGGCGGACATGGCATTCATCAAGATTGGAAAGACGGTATCCATTAAGCAGCGCCTCATCAACATTCAAAGCGGCTGCCCGTTCGACCTTTCCCTTTGGTTGACGATCCGGACGCCAAAAGCCGCGGAGGTCGAACGGGCAGCGTTGGACCTGCTTGCCCATTGCCGCACGCGGGGCGAATGGTTTTCGCCCACGGGACAGGATCTTGACCTGATCTCGGCCTTCTTTCGCGCGACCAACCTCAACGTAAAGGAGGCGGCTCGTGCACTACTTTAAACGCAACATTGGCGACTATCACAAGAAGGCCGGCCGTCTGTCCATGCTTGAGCACGGAGCGTACACGCTTCTTATCGACTCGTGCTACGACCGTGAACGTTTCCCGACCATGGAAGAGGCAATCGACTGGTGTTGGGCGCGCACCGATGAAGAAATCGCGGCGGTTCGGTTCGTTCTGGGGAAGTTCTTCGATCTCGTTGAGGGTCGGTATGTGCAGGCCCGAATTCAGGAAGAGATCGACGCATATCACGCCAAGTCGTTGAAGAACAAAGAGATTGCAGAAGAGCGTGAGGCGAAGCGTCGCACTGCTCGTGAGCAATCGAGCACGAAACGTGCACAAGACGTGAACGAAGCGCCACCTAACCAAGAACCAATAACCAAGAACCAAGAGAAAGATATCCCCCCTACCCCCCGCAAGCGGGGGCAAGGATTCGACGCCTCGGCGATCGAGCTGCCCGATTGGCTCGACCGCGATGACTGGCAGCGCTGGGTTGCTGACCGCAAGACGCGGAAGAAGCCGGTGACGGAAGAGGCCGCCAAGCTGCAGCTGAAGCAGCTCGCAGACCTGCGCGCCGAAGGTCACCAGCCGACCGCCGTAATCGCCAACAGCATTGCCAGCGGCTACCAAGGCCTGTACCCGCCACGACCCCAAACCCGAACGAAACCGAATGGAGCGACAGCGCATGGAAACTTCAGCCAGCAGGACTACCACGCCGGGGTTGCAGCCGATGGCACGTTTTAGAACCGAGCAATCCCCACAGTGCTGCGAGCAGCACGGGGAATACACGGCGATTACGTACATGGGCCACACGTCCGGCTGTCCCGTTTGCATCAAGCAGCAGCAGGAGCGCGAGGCGGCCGAGGCGCACGCCAAATGGCAGGTGGAACTGCGGCAGCGCCGGGTAAGCGAGTTGCTGGGACGCGCCGCAATCCCGCCTCGGTTCGCGGACAAGACGCTGGACAGCTTCGTGTCTCACGCCGAAGGGCCGGCCAAGGCGCTGGCGGTGGCCAAGGACTTTGCGGCGAACTTCGCTGAATGCCAGAAGACTGGACAAAGCCTGGTCTTCTGCGGTGGGGTGGGGGCCGGGAAGACTCATCTCGCGGTGGGGATCTGTCACGAAGTCATCAAGCTTGACCGCGTGGCGGTGTTCTCCTCGGTGCTGAGTGCCGTTCGATCCATCAAGGAGACGTATCGCAAGGGCTCGGAGCTGTCCGAGGCCGACGCAATCAAGAACCTCGTCGACCCGGACCTGCTGGTTCTGGATGAGGTCGGCGTCCAGTTCGGCAGCGAAACGGAAAAGATGTACCTGTTCGAGGTTATCAACGGTCGCTATCAGGGGCTGAAGCCGACGATCGTCATCAGCAATTTGGCGAAGGATCCGCTGACCGAATACCTGGGCGAGCGCGTCATTGATCGTCTGCGAGAGGGGGGAGGGCGGATGGTCGTCTTCGATTGGCCGAGCTATCGGAGGCAAGCATGATGGACCTGCCGGAAGTGACCGCAGTGCCGGCCGGGCGCCGATGGGCGCTGAAGATTTTGCACGAGCAGCAACGCAAGGGCGGGAAGCGTTACGCCATCACCGTCTTGGTCATGGCCAAGCGCGCCCTGGGCTTGGATCTGAATGCCGGGGAAGCTGTATGAATTTGGACCGATTGACCATCCGCCTGCCTTGGCCCGACACCAGCCTGATGGCGAACCGCAAGGGTGGCAAGCACTGGGGCGCCAGCCATGCCGCAAAGGTCCGCGCGCGCGAATCTGCATTCGTCGCCGCCAAGGAAGCGCTGGGCCGCAACAGCCTGGCCGCCGCCGGCCAGGTGCCGGTGGCGATTATCTGGGTGGCACCCAACCGGATCCGCCGCGACCTGGACGGTCTGCTGTCGGCGGAGAAGCCGCGGCTGGACGGCATCGCCGCGGCGCTGGGCATTGATGACAGCCAGTTCAGGCCGCTCACCCTGGACGGCGCGCTGGACGCAGACAAGAAGGGCTTCGTGCTCGTGGAGATTGGACGATGAGTTGGACTGATCGGGGCCGTCGGCGAGAAGCGAAAAGCGGGGCTGCGGAGATTAGCGCCCCTATTCACCGCATCGGATGCGGAGATTATCGCGCGGTGCGCGCTGGGTGGTTCGCATGACGGCCGATCTGCAGAAGTGGGAATTCCGCGACCCGATGCTGGTAGTGATGAGCCGGCAGCAGGCCGCGCTGAATCGGTCGTGCAAGGGCTGCGCCCACGCCAAGGCCATCGAAACGCCGTTCGGTGACACAGTCACGCGCTGCCTGAAGGGCAGGCCCTACGGCAAGAAGTGCAACCGGTACGAGGTGATCGCATGCGCATCCGCAATCTGAGGAAGCGCATGGCCTGGCTTTCGCGAGGGCGCCCGCACTTCCTGGATCCACTTCTGAGCAAGCGGGCCCGGCGTCGGGTCGTAAAGAGCGTCGAGCAATTTCAGCTGGCGGTGGTGGCCGCAGGAAAGCGACTGTTTGGAGGTGGCCGATGAGTAGGCTGACGGGGGACGACTTGCTGTGGAATTGGTGTCGCTGGAGCTGGTCGGGTACATGCGTCGGAAACATGCCCATCTACTACGAAGACGAGGTCGATCCGCGCCCCATCAACTATGACCACGCGATGGCCGTTGAAGAAATGCATGCGGCGCTGCCCTGGCACGAACGGATGGTCATCATTTCCGAATACACGCAGAAGAACAACCTGTTCGGCGGGATGGATGCAAAGGCCCGGCGCCAGGCGGCAAGAGAATGGATCGCGGAGACGACGGGCGTGGGCTTGAGTGATTCGGACTATCGAATCTACCTAGGAATGTTCAGGCAGGCAGTGGAAAGGAAATTGCGATGAGCACGCAAAAATCGTTGGTGACGCAAGAGATGGTGAGAAAGGCGTTTCGATACGACCGCGACACCGGAGTTCTGTTTTGGGCTGAATCAAGAGGCCCGGTCAAGGCCGGGTGTGTTGCTGGGAACCGCATGCCGGAGGGGCATCTTCAGGTCGGTTTCAATGGCGCCAGTTACCTCGTCCATCGAATCATCTGGCTGTACGTGTATGGCGAATGGCCACGCCACTTCATCGATCATGTGGATGGCAACCCCCAAAACAACAGGATTGGAAATCTCCGAGATGTGGTGCGGAGCATAAATCAACAGAATCAGCGCAAAGCTCGCCGCGACAATAACTCAACCGGCCTTCTTGGCGCGTATTACCTAAAGCGAACTGGCCGCTATTTCTCATCTATTGGCTTGGCCGGGAAACATATCCATTTGGGGTACTTCGCCACGGCTGATGAGGCTCACGCTGCCTATGTTGCTGCCAAGCGAAAAATTCATGCTGGGTGCACTATATGAAGTACGCGCACGAGGTGATTGATCTGTTGGGCTGCTACCCGGGCCGCGAATTCCGTATGGCGGAGATATTGCGGCACGTCAGCAGGGGGATGGCGCAATCAGAAACCGCGCAGACGGCAATGCGTCGCGGCGTCCTTCGGGTGTTGGACCAGCTGATGGATTCCGGGCAGGTGGTCCGCTCTGGAGGATCCACCAAATCCGCGTTGTATTCCTGGCACCTTCCAGCCAGCCAAATGTCGCAATCACGTTCAGAATTGCGACGCGATATGAGACACTACGCCCGACCTCTTGCGTCTTGAAGAAACGAAGCCGCGACCATGCGCTGGGGCTTTTGCATTGGAGCCGCCATGTTCTATCGCTGCACCCATGCAGACGGACGAGTCGTCCTGACAGATGAGATCGAAGGCCATAGCGCCTCTCCCGTCCCAGGCGACACGTGGCAGGAGGCCCGCGACCGAATTGATCTGGGGCGGCTCTCCTACGTTCCCGGGCACGGCTGGTACTTGGACTGCTTCCTTCCGGCCAAGTAATTCCCCCATGAGTCGCCGCAGCAGGCCTGGCGCCCGCGCAGGGGCAAATGCGCGGGATTCTTCTACCGGTCTTGTCGCCGGTGGCTTGCACGACGAGAACCGCGGCGCCCAGCTCGCCACGGCGGGTAGTCGGATGGACGCAACCATAGGCAGCAAATCATGGGAAGACCTTCAAAGCTTACGGATGCCCAGTGGGAGACCATCGGCAAGCGGCTGCTGGCGGGTGAATCCACATCGGCGTTGGCGCGCGAGTTCGGCGTCAGCAAGGGCGCGGTTTCGAGCCGGTTTTCAAAACGCACCGAAACGATCAAAGCCGTTGCAAATCAACTGGTTGCAGCTGATCGGGCGATGGCGAATCTGAACGTTTCTGAACAGATTGCTGCCCGTTCACTTGCCGATGACCTCAAGGCGATATCCGAGCATTTGGCGGGCGCCGCGCGGTATGGCAGCGCCACTGCGCACCGACTGCTGGGCGTGGCCCATGGGAAGGTCGCGCAGATCGATGACGCCGACCCGCTCAACGCGGCGAGCGTCGAAGCCATGAAGGGCATTGCCGCCATGACCAGGCTGGCCAACGAATCCAGTGAAATCGCAGTGAACCTGCTGCGAGCGAACAAGGACCACATCGAAGACCTGAACCGGGGCGGCAAGGACGTGCCGGCGGGTCTCGAGCATTTCTATGGAGCTTCTGCCGTCTAGACCGACGCTTAACCCGGCCCT